GGTGAAATTCCACTCATCTCTGATGTGGATTGCCAGCCTAACCGTATGTATTTCCTTAACGAGAAGGAAATGAAGATCTATCGCGAGAGTGATTGGTCCTTTATGGATCGCGATGGATCTAAGTGGCAGCGCGTTATTGGATATGACGCTTATGATGCTACTCTCTATAAGTACTGCCAGCTCGGTACTCATCGCCGTAATTCACACGGTCTTCTGGATGACATTACCGAGAGCTAAATTAGCAGGAGGGGAGCGGCTACAGGGAATCTCTCTGTAGCCGCCTTTTCTTATCCCTGTAGACAAAGAACAGAGGTTTATGGCAGCTTCTGAATCACTCAACACTATGTTTCAAAATAGCTTTGAAGCTATTGATACTGATGCTGGTGAGTACGCACTTAGGATTACAGGATCTAGTGGAGGTACTGCCCAGACTGTTGTTATTACTGAACCTATTGCTAGTAGAGCTACCTCAGTATTTGCTAATGGTAAACTAGCTGCACCAGCGGCTGGGGCAGATATTGCAGTAACTTCTGATTTGTCTACAGGTACTTGGGATGTTACTTGCACTATCGCGATTCTTGGAACCACTGTAGCAAATAACGAGACTGATAACGTTAAGTTTAAGATTGGCGATACTGTAGTAGCTACACCTACTCTAAATGTCCCTGGTACTACTGGTTCTGCTGGTCCGACTGTATGGTCCTGTAGAGTTAATCTTGGGGCACCCACTCCAGTTAGTCTCGAAGTTGGAGGAGCAGCAGCTACAGCAGACTCTATCTATGTTGCTGATATTGTAGCTACTAAGTGGGAAAGTTCGTGAGTAAAGAACGAGATTCTAAGCTTTTTAATGGTAATTTCTATTTCCCTGTAGACGGTCATTTTGTTAGTCAGAAGCAGGTTAGAATTAATGAAATTCTTCAAGATTATGACAGCACCTTGCAATTGCAGTGGATCCCGCCGGATAAGCGTTCATCTAAGGATTTGGCTTTTCGTGTTGTATGCTTCCCTATTGGACAATCGCCCTACCTGGTCTGCACGGCTGAAGAGGCGGATGAACGGCTACTTGCGAGAGTATTTGAAGCGGACCAGAGAAACTCACCTAATAAACTTGGATTCATCGAAAACTACAATAAAGCTCTAGAACTTACAAGAGCTAAGGAAGATTTTGATAAAAGACAGGAGGATCACGAACTAGCGGCATCAATTCTCCGTAATAACAAATCTTCGTATAAGCACGGAGGAATTGATTATGAACGTCCAAGACGTAGTTACTCGCGTTAAACGAACATTCGGTGATGAGGCCGGTGTTCAGGTAACTGACGCAGATATCATTCGATGGATTAATGATGCTCAACAAGATATTGCGCTAAATAATGAACAACTTATGCAAGCTATTGCTACAGCGGATACAGTACAAAATCAAGCAGAGTATGATGTACCGGAAGACTTTTCTGTATTGAAGTTTTTGATGTATAAGGGTTTTAGACTTAAGAAGATGTCGTTTCAAGAGTTCAATGAGTATATTGATGGATTTACTGCTGCGCCCGGTGTAACTCCTTACGGTCCTGGCATTCCTGAAATATTTATGGTATGGAATAGTAAAATTACAGTATTTCCAAAGCCTCAAGAATCTCTAACTGAAGGTCTTAAGATTTACTATATTAAGACACCTGCTTCTGTAGGACTTCTTGCGGATGCCCTCACAGTGCCTCTTCAATACCATAATGCGGTAGTTAGCTATTGCCTACAGCAGGCATATGAGCTTGATGAGGATTACCAGAAGTCTGCCGTTAAGAAGCAAGAATTTAATGATGTTACAATGAAGTTGAATGACAGGGAAAAAGTTCAGGATTACTATCCTCGTATTACTACGCTTCCTGAAGATGAAAATTATGGTAACTACGGGTATTGGGGTGGTTACTTCTAATGCCTAAGACAAGAAATACTGCAGTCCAAGAACTAGAAATTGGCCCTTTTGCTGGTGGAATTAATACGTACTCTGATCCTGCAATGATTGCAGATGACGAGATGGTAGACTGTGTTAATTTTGATCTAAGTCTTGATGGTTCACTAGTATCGCGCCCACCATGGTCATTGCTATATGCAACTACAGCTATTAGTACATCAGTTGATCATACAGATAGTTGGCAGTGGGTTATAGGTACTGGTACTTATGAGGGTAATAGGTTTATCATTATAAGTAGTAATTACGTGGAAGTGGATGGTGCGGCGTATATTTACTACGTAGATGGTCCTAATGCAGGAATTCTTGCCAAGATAGCGGATGGGGAGTTTTCTGCATCACATCGGTATTCTGATGATTTGTATTTGGTACCAGATCTGGCTAATTCAGCTGGGGGAGTTAAATATGACCTTGCCGGTGGTCTTGTTACTGCTATTGCTAGTATGCCGAGTGGTTACTCTTCCATCATCTATAAGGACAGACTTTGGATTAGCGGACGTCGATCTGTAGCCAACAGCTCTAGGCTATATTTTAGTGATCTAGCAGATTTTACCGGATGGCCAGGAACTAACTTTTTTGATATTAACCCTGGAGATGGTGATGCAGTACAGCAGCTAGAAGTCTATCAGGATAATATTATTATTTTTAAAGATAATGCTACCTATGTTCTGGCTTACGATACTGGGCCTGCACAAGCTGTTCTACAGGTAATTAATGAGTATGTAGGAGCTACAGGTAGAAATTGTGTAGTTACTTATGAAAACTCGATATTTGTTATGAAGTATAACCAAGTGTATGAAATGTCCAACTATGACTTTGTTAGAGTTAGCGTCAAAATTCCATTTGAGTTTGATGATGATCTCACTATGCCAGATGGAATTTATCCTCAGAGTCTTTTGGATGATGATAGAAAATACCACTTTACGCATTGGGTAAGTGTGGTGGGGGATAGGCTAGTATGTAGATTCTATAATCGTCTTTATGTATATCATCTTCGACTTAGGGCCTGGACTCGCTGGGAGTCTTCAGATTACAACATTAATTATATTGGACCTATCATTAGGCTCGATAACACTAATACGGATACTCTTCGAGGATTTCAGACATATGTAGCTGGAACTTCCCTCTATGCCACTGTAGATTCTAATGGTCCTGGGGAATCTGAAAACTGGAATATGTATTTTAAGATTTTTAAAATGGAAGATAGGTATGAACTAACAAATACAGAGAATGGTAACATTACCCCTGTAGCTGTAGATATTGAGCTCTCTATGACTACAAAACAGTTTGATATTGGGCTTAGCCATAGATTTAAGCGATTGATGCATTGGGGTATCGACTGCTATACTGGCCGTGACGTGACGGGAACGATGTTCCCTTACTCTGTAGCATATAAAGTGTCATGGAGTCAGCTCCATATATATCATTGGCATGATTTGAATACCTGGGAATACCCACTCACAACTCTTCCTAGTACTACTCAGATGGTATCTAGTGATTCTGGGGTATTTGTTAAATTTATTAGGTTCCCCAAATCTCTTAGATTTAGACTTTTGCAATTTAAAGTAGACATGCTTACTAAGGGCAATACTACCGATGGTCCAGCTTACCTGTACTCATTGACAACGTTTATCGCTTCTAAGCAGATCGTTCCTAAGGCGGTGAACTAAATGAATATTGTGGATTTGTTTGGTAATAAACAAGTACCAAATCCCGCGCCCGGAATGAAGGCATTTAATCCTTACGCCGCTGGTAATAAAACCTATGGCGGAGGACGTCCAATGCCCAATATTGGCCCTGTAGCCCATCCCCAAGGATACAATGAAAGGGATAATAGGGCTCAAGCAAAGAAGAATGCAATTCTTCGGAGAATGAAAGGTGCAAATACTGGTAATCCAATGAACTCTAATGTAATGGGGTATGGGTCAAAGGGGGTGTTTAGTTAATGGCCAATGTTATGAATTTTAAGGAAGCTCCCGAATGGCTCAAACTCGCTGCAATTACGCGTAGACAGGCACCAAATTCTGGAGCGTATAAGTATAATTCTTTGGGTATTCCAAAGGTTCCAAATGTTACCTCTAATAGGAATGAAAATGACGTACTAGAAAAACTGTATGAAAGTAACGCAAACACTTATAATAAAACTAAGACTGGAAAATCTTACAAATCTCAGTATGTTAAATCAGGTGATGGCTTTGTTCACTCAGACTATGGTGCTGGTTCTGCGGGCGCGGCTATTCCATATCAAATTGGAACTAGATCAGTAACCCGTAAATCTAGTAAAAAAGCTGATGTATCTGCTTACGATAAAGCACAACGGGCACAAAAAGAAGCCATTAGAAGGAGGCTGAATGGCTAAGTCAGCCGCAGCTAAGTGGCTTGCTGGAGATACTACATATCAGCAACAGCTAGCTAACTTTAATAAATCCAAGTCCGATTATGAATCACAGTATAAGCGTCAAACGGGTATCACAAAACGTGATTACTCTGAGATGCTCCGTTCTATGAATAGGCAAGGAGCCCAAGACAGGGTAGATCAGCAAAACGACTTTGCTGGTCGAGGTATCTTGAGGTCTGGAGTTTTTGCTAAAGCTCTCGGGGATTACAATACGGAGTTTAATGCAAAGATAAAAAACCTCCAGACCGGTCAGAGTGATAAGCTCGGAGATCTTAGTATGCAAAGGACTAATTTTCTCCGTCAGCTTAAACTAGAACAAGATGCAGCTAGACAAGACGCCCTTAGGCGACGAGCCGCTAAATTGGGGATTTAATGGCAGACTTTGATCTCGCAGATGCTATTCGCCAACAGGCAGAGAATCAAGCTCGACTTGCTAAAGAGAAGAAGCAGTCTGTAGGTGGTAAATCTAGTATTACGAGTACAGTTGATCCTCTGTCGCAACTTATGCAGCAAATTCAGTCTATCAATGTTGTTGCAACTCCATATGAACAGCTTATGCAGCAGGCTCAGGGTAGTGCTGGTGCTCAATATGACCCTATGATTAAGCAGCTTCAGGCTGAAATGGCTCAAACCACTAAGCGCGGTAAAGCTAATCAATCTGAAGCTAAAGGTATGTATAATGCTCTAGCTCAGGATATTGCATCTGAGATGCCTCAAATTACTCAGCAAATGGCTCAGGCATCCCAGGAAACACAGAATAGGTATGATCAGACTCAGCAGGCTCTACAGGGTGAGTATAATGAGCAGGCAGCTCAGCAAGCTGCTCTTTATAGAAAGCTAGGTATTCAGGCTGCCGCTCCTGAAGCTTCTCAGCAAGCTATGGAGGATCAGGCTTATTTCCAGCAGCAGAGTCAAAATGATGAGGCAGCAGCTCTTCAGCTTCTTAATGAAATGAAGAATGCTGATGTTAGTTATAATCGACAGTCAGCAGATAATACCCGTCTTGCTGGTGTAAACATTGCTAATGATATTGGATCTCAACTTGAAGATTATCTCCAAACAGCCGGAGGTAAGCTGTCAGGTCTACAGGCTGGTAAGGAATCTGCTATTCAAGCTATGCTTGCTCAACTACAGCAGCAAGATGCACAGCGTGTAGCACAGCAAGAAGAAACTGAATATGACCGACTTATGGATATGTTTAATCTACAGTTGAAGATGCAAGAAATGGCAGGAGATCGTTCTAGTGATTCTGTAGCAAATCAGCTTTTTAAGGGGTCTAATGGACCCTCTGGAGCGTCTAATTATTTGAGTGAAATTTATGGTGGTGACTCTAGCACTGCCAGTGGACTTATGGATATGATTAATTCAGTTATGGAGGATCCTGCGGTTCTTGCTGGTAAGTATGATACAGGCCAGAAGGACCAGTATGGACAGCCTATTACTAATAAGGTAACTGACGCATATCTACAGAAATTGCTTAAGGATCAGATTCAAAATAACCAGCCTTCTGCCTTGCAATTTGGACTTGCTCCGCAGTATGATAGCTTCGACATCAACAACGCCATTGCTGCACTAATGGCTTACCAAGGGAAGTTGAAGTGAACAAGCTTAAGTCTTCAAAAGAGCCAATTGTATGGATTGGCGCGATAATTTCAATTTTGATGGTGGTATCTGATTACCTTAATGGTGACCTTTCCATTCAGTCACTAGACGCTCTCCTTGTAGCCTCTGGTGCTGTTATTGGTCGTCAGTTGGTAACTCCGGTTAAGCGTAGTAATGATGAGGTTTAATGCTTGAGGGATACAAGCCAATCGATTTCAGTAGTATCTTCGATAATCAGCCGGATTTGTCGCAGATGCGTAATCGTGTTGGCTTGTCTCAGGCGGCAATGAATATTTTGGCTAATTCGTCATTTGGTAACGTGCCACTTTCTGATCTAAAAAAGCAAGGTCTTAACTTGGCTACAGGTAAAGTTGAGACACCTAAGCGTAAACAAACACTTTGGGGTCGAGCTGTAGACCTTTTGAGTACTCCTGTTTATGCTATATCTAATGCTGCTGATGATGCTCTTGCAGGACACCAATCTAGTGATACTGATAGTGTTCTTCAGGATTCTATGCAGATACTTGGTGGTCTTGTTACTGGAGCTGGTCGAGGTATTGGTACTGGACTTAGAGGCGCTTTTGCACCTAGTGAAATTGCCGCTGATCCAATGGATAAACAATATCTTGGTGACTTCCTTATTCGTTGGGATACCCATATGTCTGCCCAAGACGCCCTGGATCCTAAGAATAGGGAAGAAGTTCGTAAGCGTCTTGCTAATAAAAAGATTAATATGTTCAGCGACGATGACCGAGATAAGTATTTCTATGACTGGGACAAGGGTAAAGTCGAAGTAACTGACGAAGATATTGACCAGTACTTCCAAGACATGCATATTTATGGTCTTGGAGCTTCTATGGTCGCTGACCCTCTAAACTTCGTAAAGGGTCCTACAGGAATATTTAGAGGTGCCAAGGGGTCTGCTGAAGTACCTGAAGTTATTACAAATACTAAAAATACTTACGAAGGATTTAAATCACTTCCTGAAGGGGTTACAAAAAACACTAAACCTGTCAGTATTAGCCCTGGATCTATGGCTGTAGGTAAATCTCCTGGATCTTATAAGGTTAACTTGTCTCCAGGGGCTATACAGAATAAAATTGCAAACCCAGCTACAGGAGAATTGATTACTCCGCCGGCTTGGTTTAATGAAGTATTTCCTAGCAGTCCTAGCGCGATAAGCATAACTAGAACTACTCGTGAAGTACCTGGTTCCCCTGTAGCAAATGCTACTGATCCTCTAGACGAGATGCTCAATAGTTGGGCTCCGGGTAGGGCTAATAAAGCAGATCGACCGGTTACAGATAAATCTCGTGAGTCTATTTTCCCTGTAGCCAAAATTCCTAATGCGCAAATCCATGCTGCTCAAAAATTTAGTAATCCTACAGAGGTTAGTAAACTTACTAATGACCTCCTTAAGAGAATTGTCTCGGGGGAGGGGTTTGATAATGCTATTGCTCGATTGAGTACTAAATACCCTGGTGTACCTTTTACGCGGACTACACAGCTTCTTGAACACGTCTCTAAGATTCCTGATTTTACTAAGCGTCTTGGTATTCCTGCAGAACGTAAGAAGATTGTTGGGGCTTTTGCACGGGTAATTAATGCCGATGCAGAGGCAATGAAGATTCCGCCTAAAATTAAACCTGCTGAGGTCATTCTTAATGAAGCTTCTACAGTAGGACCAGTCGCGCTAAACAAGCTAGTTGAAGGTGCTAGGGGAGTTCCCCCTGTAGCAAGTAAAAATCCCACGCGTGATGCTAAAATTGTAGACGATCTGGTTAAGCAATTTGAGGGTCAACTAAATCTTACTCAGATTCCTGCTGGTATTAGAAACCCTGCTAAGTATAAAGCTGCCATGCAAACTCATGGAACTCTTACAGGGCCTAAGCAGGTTAATGTATGGAATGCTCTTACGTCTAAGCAATTGGTTAACGTTAAGACTCCTGCTCGTTTTGCTAAGGCACTTAACCTACTGAAGCAGGTTGAAGAGCGATTTATCGCGATGGGTCATAAGCCCATGTCTTCAACGCCTAAAGCTGGTGGTTCAGTTCCTCTTAGGCTTAGTCAGGTTATTGAAGCTATTGGTCCTGCCGTTGCGGCTATGGATAAAACGCTTCTTACTAAGATTTTGCGTGGGGATCCTGATTCACTTAAAGGACTGGCTCCAGAAGCAATTCAAAAGATTGAAGAGCTAAAAGCTGGAGAATCCCTTGTAGAGGCTTCTTCTGTAGCACCAGTTGTAGATAATGCTGTTAAAAATGCTGAAGAGCTTATTAAGGGTCCTCTTAGTGCTGCTAGAATTGAAGAAATTGTAACCATTGAATCTAAGGTAGCAGAAGATATTGCTCAGTCTGCAACTGCCGGTAGTATGGTTCGTGATAAACTTACTCCAAAATCTCCAGGTGATGGTTTTCCAGTAACTAATACTACTGCTCTTATTAGCCATCCTGATGTCTCTAGTAAACTTCTTAAGCGCTACTCTAGTGCTCCCGCTGTAGCAAGAGTTATTAATACTGCAATTGGTGGTCTTACTCCCAGACAGTTGGGTAAACTTAGTGGCCCTTCTGCTCGAACTATGGAGTGGATTGGCGCTAGATTTAATGCTGCATATAAGAATGCAGATATGCGTCCCCTATATCTTCGGAATGCTGCCACTGCTAAAGCCACTGTAGCCCGTAGAGCTGAGTATCTTAACCGTCTGGCTAAAAAGTACGATGTGAACGATGCTGACCTCTGGAACGATGCTCTGAAGGCTGCACAGGGGCGTATGGCAGCTCTCCCAGGGTCACAGGCAGAGGAACTTTCCAAAGAGATCATCAGCATTATGGAGAATCTTTTTGGAAGTTCTGGTCTTAAGTCTAGTATTGCTCTTGAAAACTCAGTAGTGGGCCGAAGCCAATTGTTTATGAAGGAACTTAACCAGAACCTTAGAAGATTTGGTTTGGGACAGTACCAATTCTCAAAGGCTGGGGATTATTCTGAGGGTGTTAAATGGCTTAATTCTTGGGAGTCCTGGAAAATTGAGCGTCCTATAGAGTTTCTGTTTAGGGTACAGAATGTAGTTGAACACACTGTACGTGAAAAGATTATGTTCGATGAGATTATTGCTCGATTTGGCACATACACTAAGGGTGGAGAATTTACGCATCAGATAACTAATCATCCACGACTTGCTGGAGTGTATTTTGGCAAGGTCGGGGCTGAGCAAGCTACTCAGTTTGTAAAAAACCTTAAAGCTATTAGCCAGCCTTCGTCTAAGAATCTACAGCATTTTGATAAGGTGGTTAGTAAGTGGAAGGCAGGTGTTACTATCTATGTACCTTCCCACCACATTCGAAATTTGATTGGTGATATCTACTTTAACTGGCTTGCTGGAGTTAATTCTACACGCCCTTATGGTTCAGCAATGAGAGTTATGCAGTCTCAAAAGGGTCGTTATGAAGGTCTAGAGCAAATGGATGCATTGACTAATCCAGATGCACTTAAAAAACTCTTGACTACAGGACATGCCCCTAGTGCTACAGGAAAACAAACTGCTCTAACAATGAAAAATGGCACTAACGTAACCAATGACATGGTATATGTGAGTGCCTTTCAGCAAGGTATTTTGCCTACTACTAGGGTACTTGAAGATATCCCTGATGATGTAGCTACAGGACTTGAGAGAATTAAACCCCTTGGTGGCAAGGGACAAAAGACAGCACACCGTATTTCTGAGGGTCGAGATCATTATATACGTCTTGCTCATTATATTGATGCACTTAAAAAGTCTAGTAAGCCATTTGAACAAGCAGTAGAAGACGCAGCCGCTACAGTTCGTAAATGGCATCCTGATGGTATGGATTTGACTGCTTTTGAACGTAATGTTATGCGCCGTATGTTTCCATTCTATTCTTGGACTCGTAAGGCAATGCCACTTATTATTGAGTCTCTTGTAGCTACTCCAGGTAAAGTAATGGCATACCCTAAAGCTCAATATATGCTACAGAATATGTTGGGAATTCAAACTGGACCAATGTCTGATCCATTCCCTCAGGACCAACTTTTCCCTGACTGGATTAGAGAGAAGGGTATTGGCCCTATTACAGCTGGAAATATACCACTTATTGGAGGCATGTTTGGGGCTCCGGACGATTATACAGTTGTTAACCCTGGCAATCCTAGCATGGATCTTATTTCTCAGTTTAATAATCCTGGTAAGATGGCTATGGGAATGATTAACCCTGCGGCACGAATTCCTATTGAATTGGCTACAGGGAGGGAAGCCCAAACCGGAGCGCCTATTGACGGGATTACAGACACGGATTATATAGTCAAACAAATTCCTGGACTTAGCCATGCCGGCCGAGCTACAGGGGAATTTGGTGTATCTGATACTACTAAAGAGAATAGTTCAGGAATCAATTTCCAGAACATTTTCAATATGCTCACCGCGATGGGTGTTCAAAACACTAAGCCATACGTCAAGAGTGCGGAGTTTGATCTAAGAGATTATCTTAAGGGGTTGAGGCAGTAATGACAATTAATGAATTCCTTAAGACGTATCAAAACTCGATGCTGAATAAGAAAATCATTAATCCTTTGTCGTCATCTGGCGTTAAGATGGCAAATCCAAATCTAGATATTTCTATTCCCAATCGACAAATCGAGACGACTCCTCAATATGGTTCAACAGTGCCTGACTGGCTAGACTCTCGTAAATCAACGGCACTTAATAGCTATATGCAGTCTAAGAATGCTAAAACTACTGATCTAGCTAAAGAATATAGTGAGAAAGCCGCGGGACAGGTCCCTACTAATGAGTGGGGAATTGTTCAAGATAAGATGACGGATTTCTCAGATTATTTTAACAAGCAACTAACATCTACACAGGATATTGGCAAGGCAGCTTTGGCTACAGAGCAAGCTAAAGCACAGTGGCAAACTTTGCAAAACCAAGCTGAAATGAATGCTGGTTATCAGGTTAACTGGGCTCCTGGAGCATCTGGTAATAATCCTGGTGCAAAAGCAGTGTCACTTGCAATGACTGCTGCTCAAAATAAAGTGCCTTACGTATGGGCAGGTAATTCTCTCACCAAAGGCGTAGACTGTTCAGGGCTAGTTCAGCAGGTGTATAAACAGCTAGGAGTAAATCTTCCTAGAAGTAGTTATGAGCAAGCTAAAGCAGGTAAGGTAGTTAGTATGGGGAGCTTGCTTCCTGGGGATCTTGTATTCTATAATACAGGAAGTAGAGATCCTAACGGTATTGGAAGCATGAGTCATGTCGCTATTTATATTGGAAATGGTCAAGTTGTCCATGCTCCAGGGAGAGGTCAAACTGTAAAGGTAAGTTCTATTAGTTCTTCCGGAACTCCTGCTAGGGCGGTTAGACCATGGTAGATGCTTTTACCAATAACTTTAGTAACTTTATTAACGAGCTAAATAACATTAGCAACAAGGGTAGATACGATGTTCAACCCAAGCTTAACCCGGTTAAACCTAAGACTATTAATATGTCTATGCCTGGTCTTCCAATGGCTGGCGGTGGAAGTTCAGATCTTGATAGACTTATTCGGGCTATTAAAGGTCAAGAAAGTAGCAACGATTACGGAGCTTACAATAAAGATTCAGGGGCTTCTGGAGCTTACCAAATTCTAAAGTCTAATTTTGTTAATTCTGGTGGTTGGGATAGAGAAGCTCTTGGTCGCGATATCTCATACTCTGAATTTATGAACTCTCCTCAGATCCAGGATCAAATCGCTAGGTATAAGCTAAACCAGTATCTACAGAAATACGGTGCTGCTGGTGCTGCTGTAGCTTGGTATGGAGGACCCGGCGCGGTATCTAATATGTACTCTAAGACTCCTCAAGCCGGAGGATATCCAAGTCTTTATGATTACTGGAACTCTGTACTCTCAAAGATGTAGGGGTGTAATGAACGATGTTGAAGGTTTGGATATCCCTGAGAGTAATAGAGAGATAGCCCTTCATCTAAGAAATATCAATGGCAGACTTGACAGCCTAGAGGGTAGCGTATCTAGCATACAGGAAGGTATGGAGGAACGCCGATTCAGGTTTCAAGACGTACTGCTGAGTAGCTTCCTTTTCCCTGTAGTAGGTGGTATGCTGCTATTCCTACTCACCAAAGCCCTAGGTTAGGGTTGCTTTGTTTAAAGGCGGGGGGTCGCCTAAATGTCTACGCCTATTAAAGACGGGGTATTTTTGTGGCAGGATGAGGCGGAGTGTCGTGGAATTAATACAGATACCTTCTTCGATGATGTAAGGCAAGCAAAGAAGATTTGTTCAGGTTGCCCAGTATTGGGTGATTGTCTTCAATATGCTCTGATTTATAACTTGTCTGGTGTCTGGGGTGGGACCACTGACAAGGAGAGAAGCAGAATTCCTAAGATTGAAGTTGAGATGCTTAGGGATGACGCTGAAGAATCAGGTCTGTATAATCGGCATCTTAAAGTATAAGCGCAAACAAATACCCCCTGTAGCCAATTAAGGTTACAGGGGGTTTTGTGTTTTTAACTAGTCATTGTCGTGACTAAACTTGATGTGAATTGAGCGAGTCATAGGACTAAACTTTACGTCTACAATATCGTAAAGTTCTCCATCCTCGTCTTCAATACGAACAGTGAGTGGAGTTTCCTCATATACTCCGCATTCATTAGCTACAGAGGTAGAGGTATTCATCCAGTTATCAAAGTCAGAGATCTTAAGCTCCATTTTTCAATTCCTTAACTCGTTCTTCAGCTTCGATCAGTTCTTGTTCGTCGTAATCGGAATCAGAGTGGTTTCTCAGATCGCTCAACTTAAAGTTAGGATCATAAGGAATTTCAGGTACGTATTTTTCTTCGTCAATATCTACGTATCCTGCCTCAACAAGTGCGGCCGTAGCTTCAACTCCAATAATTTTTGGTACGTAACCCTTACCCTTAGCGTTCCAACGCTCACTCATTGGACGCTTATGGAAGTTCCAAATAACACCAACTTCAGCTAGTGCCCACGCTCTACAGTCGTCAGAGCAATATCGGACAGCTGAATACGTATGGAGGAAAAGACCCTGACAGTGAGGATTGGCGCATACCTTCTGCTGAAAACCTTTACCTTTGGTTTCAATGTAGAAGAGAACAGATTCGGCTTCAATTTCGTACCGAATAACTGCCTCTGCTCCGACCTCGGTAAGGGGGACCTCCTCTAGTAGATTATCGAGGTTTATTCCAAGCTTACCGGCCAAAAGGGCCATACGGTCAAGCTCATTTTTCTTGTTCTTTTTACGAGGTGGCATCTAGTCCTCGAAGATGTCTGGATGGAGGTGTGAAATATCTTCTTCAGAGCTAGATTTCCTTGGAATCTCTGAGCAAGGAACCTTAGCCTTATCTAGATACTTTGGGCTACAGGGAATCCAATCAAATAATTCTTCTAGCTTAATCATCGAAGATCGGTCAATCTCATTTTTCCTGTTCTTTTTGCGTGGAGGCAATGTCTAGTTCCAGTTCTTTTTGTTCAGCGAAACATGCCGCCGTTAGATAACCCATATTAACCAGCCCATCTTCAACTTCATGGGCTGCTGCGTCAGACTCATATACGGCCGCGATAGTGTAGATACTCCATCCGTACCAATTAAGCTTCCGTTCCTCACTCATCGAAGATCGGATGCTTTCTTAGTCCGGCATTAATCAAGTGGAATACACCGTGCGAATACGCTGCGATATCATCCGGTGGATGAAGATGACGATTGTTAGCATATCGTGGAAATCCTGCCCACTTTAGCGCGGTAGACAGTACCATAGGCTGATGAAGAATTATTTCAGACCTGTCTCCAAGAAGCTTATCGATCATCTGGACTGCACCAATAATACGTGATGCAGGCATATCGGAGCCAAGTTGGTCTAGAGCCTTATCCTTGCGAAGTTTAAAATCCTCCATAATGAAGGTAATACCGAACTTCTCATTGTCAGGATTTTGGGTATGAGCATATGCCATAGAGTACATGTTTGCGAGGAATCCTCTAAACTCCTCCTCTCGCATAACCGCTCTCTTGATGTCTTCCCCAGTATTTTTAAAGGTAGCTACACCTACATTAGCTCCTGGATCAATTGCAATAAACAATTAGTCCTCAATCTCCCAACTAAAAACACCGTCAGAGCCTGTCAGGTGCTCATACATATCATGCAACCAAGCAGGATCATAAATCTTATTCATAATTCTAACTACTGCGTGGTTGCTCTTCCTAAACACAGTTAGTGCTACAGGATTAGTTGGAGCAAGTACAGTCCACTTAGGATCTGCATTAATAAACTCCATACCTTCCTGGTAGGTAGGTGCAATTACAAACAGATCAGGTTCTAGTCTCCTCATAGTATCTTCTGCGTATTTGCAATCTTTGCAATTATGTGTAGGGCAACATTTACATTCTCCACACCAATCACAAGAAGGATAGTTAATTGTCACTCATCACTCCTAGGGGTGGTTCCAAAGCACTTGTCATATTCCTGTGCAAAATATTCTCTTTCTACATATGTTAGAAGTAGATCACCCTTAATACGGCCATCCATACCTGGCTTAGTACGTTGCCAAATCTCTACATGTGAACCATGGCCTACAGTAGGATCAAACGTAATTCGAATAATCCCATACTTAGCCATCAAATCGAGAATGTTCCTAATTTGATTAGGAGGGACTTCAACAGGTTCACGATCCATTTTAGACCTCTCTACAGGGTCATATACAAGTGTTTTTGATTCTTCGTCATATCGATAGTTATCCAGATCTTCCTTAGTCATTTTATCCTTTTTAGGCTGCATCCTTACCCCACAATTCTTCTTCTACGTCAAAGGGGACATCGAAGTTAATCTCGTCAGTTACTCGACTCATACACTCCTTAATGGCTGCAATGTACTGCTCCAAATACTCTCGCTTAATCTCGAAGATTACCGAGTCATGCACCATAAGAAGCATTCGACAGTCTTCGCTATCAAGTTCGTTATAAAGACGAATCATCGCACTCTTAACAATCTCTGCTAGACCTCCCTGTAGCAGAGAATTAAAAGCTAGACGAGGACCTCCTTCAGGATCCTTAGAAAGATGACGAATACGACCAGTCCAGAGAAAAATATAACCTCGGGCCTGAGCCAATTTATAAGCACGATCAGAGTACGCCATAATGCGATCATGGGCTTTTTCCCAGTCAGTAATAAACTGATCCGGATCATCTCCACCCAAAATTAGACGGAGCTTATTACGCTGAGCGCCATACATCTTAGCATATGTGAGTGTCTTACATTCAGGCTTTGTACGATTAAGTTCGGCCATCATCTGGCCCCACATATCCTTATTCCATTGGAAGGTTTCCATTAGATAAGGCTGCTTAGAGTACCCTGTAGCCAGACGCATTTCACCCTGACTAAAGTCTACCTGTAGCAAACAATAACCAGGCTGAGCTTCAAATGCTCGCTTAATATTGCGATTCCAAACCTTCTCTACAGCCTTAGGCACTTGCTGAAGATTAGGATCATGCGCACTTGTACGAGTTGTCTTAGTCCCATGTAGCCAATAATCAGTCCGCAATCTACCATCAGGACCAACTAGTTCCACAAACTTCTTATAACAAAGTCCTAGAGTAATCTGCCATCCTCGATACTCCAGAATATTAGCGGCTACAGATCCCCATGGGCCGTTAGTATAGGTTGGATTATTAGAGAGGATAAGCTCATAGTCCTTCATGGCTTCTTTATCAAAACTAGGAGCACCAGTTTTAGGACTACGCTTTACTACAGGGAGACCCATTTCATCAATAAGTAGAGTCTTCAATTGCGTAGATGAACCAGGATTAATTCCCAACTCCTTACGAAGCTGGTTCATACGCCCTTCACCTACAGCAATTTCCTGCTCACAAATTGTCTTATTAATAAGGATGCCGCGACGCTCCATAGTACGGAACACGTTAATCGCTTGCATCTCCCTTTCCCAAAGATTCGGGATCGGACTGTTGAACTTCACCACCATAACTCTTTATCACATCCTGAATTATCCGCATTACTTCTCTGCCCATTTTTTCTTTTATTTTTTCTACGATTAGAATTTGATCCAGGTTAGCATCACCGTCTATGTAATCCATTAGCGCTACAACCCCAGTCCACGAAAAGTCGAACCGGATAATGCGCTTACTTACTCCCTCAGGGAGGCAATTTTCACAGTAGAAGCCTTCAAGAGTAACAAGAATTTCACGCTTCTCAAAGAAACTATTACACTTCTGACACTTTACCATCAAATCCCGATTCTACAAAGAATGGGTATAGCTTTTCAAAAAGTTGAAGCGTACGTACAGTATCAATTCCCGCATAAAGTTCCATCTCTGCTACAGGGATCATATGACCCATCCTCATTTGCCAAATACCCTTAAAATCTTTCTTTACCTTACCTTCATTCTTAAGCTCATTCTTAGACAACCAATCCAGACCCTTAGGAACATTCTCATTAAGAAAATGAGCCATCATCATAGTGCAATACCACTTAATGAACTTCCCACTGTAGCCAGCAGTACTAAGTGATTCGAGGTCAAACTTAGCATTGTGGAAGATGATACGTGGACGAGTCTCGATAAGATTAAAAAACAATCCCTTAGTCCTGTCATCCACATTACCTTCATAGTGGGCTACAGGGATATAAGTGAAGTAATAGGTATCATAAGGTCCAACGTTTACTGCGATAGCCGCTGAGATACCTACACAAAATCCTGTACCATCGCGCACATCTCCACCATTAGTTTCAGTGTCAACGGCCATAGTATTAGCTAGTACAGCTTTAGAGAAAAACTCACTTGGACTAAGTTGAATCTCTGAGTAATTAGGATTAGAGTGCGAAATGAGACTCATTCTTATTCTTCTTTTCTGATTGCTTAGGTACTGGAGCAGCTGTCATAAGTTCGCCCATAGCTGGACGTCTAAACATTCTACGATCGCCATCCATAAGGACAGAGAATCCTGTGTTATCTCCGGAGAATCGGGTCTTCAAATAACGAATATCCATGAGTTTGTTAGACTCGCTGTAGTCCTTGCTCTGCTTCAACGAAATAATACTAGCAGCAGAGGCAGCAATAAAAGCACTTCCGAAAACGTCATCCAGATCAGCTTCTTTAAACCCATGGCCTGGTGGCTCCTTACGAGCGTGATGAATAAACATAACGCTAATGCCGTACTTGTCCTTAATCATATCCAGAAGCTCGATGGCTCTGGTAACCTCCTCTTGATTAGACAAATTGGATGCAAGAGAATATGAAGCTGAATCAATCAATACAATGTCAGGCTTCAGATTCTCAAGCTTACGCAAAAACTTACCCAGTATTGGGCTTTGGGGCTGATAGAGCTTAATTTTCTCAGGGCTAGCATACGTGTGAAAGCTCTTGTCTAGCTCATCAATCTCTTCGTTTGTGAAATTAGTTTTGAGCTTTGTAAAAAACTGGTTGACATCTTCAATAGTCATCTCCAAAGACAAATACAAAATCTTGTATGTCTTTCCTTCATTTGATGACCAATCAAGGTAGTTCTTATTAAGGGCCAAACACGCGCTAAGCCCAATACCAAGAGTAGTCTTACCAGTACCAGGTCGTCCAATAATGTAAGACGTCCCTTTATATGGTAGAATACCCTTAATAAGCCATCGAGTCTCATCTACATAATCAACAACTTCTTTAAAGCTATACGTCTTAATCTCATCAGCTAGTACCGCGACATCCTTGATTCCCTCATAAGGAACCTTCTGCCTACAGTAGTTGATGAGGTCTACGTAATACTTCTCCTTGTTAATTCGATCAGCAAATTTACCCCATCGCTTATCCACCCAACGTAGAAGAGAATAAGCTTCACTGTTATCGAGACCCTGCTCACAGCATAGATAAACAACCTTAGTTAGCGCTGTAGAACGCCTACCTTCTGGAATCTTATACTCCTGAAAAAGTTCAATAGCTTCGTCAGACCAGGGACCGTGTCGCATCATAGTCTTTACTGGATTTGGAATATGCTCTTTTGCAAACTGCTCAAGAGTATAGCTATCTTCAGGAACTGGTACAGAACTAAAATCCTCAGGTACAAAACTATTTGTATTGTGAGAAATAACATGGACAGGAAGTCCACCACGCTTATGGTTAATAGATCCTACAGGGCGAAGACTATGTCCCGCATCCCATGCCCCAGTGTCTCCCTCAAGCGCATAACAGATAGCTTTGTTAATACCCTGAATAGTTACAATGTTATTATTGAACTGCTCATAACGCCAATACCAATGCTCTCTCCCGACCTCAGAAGATTGTACTCTTACTGTAGGTTGAGGAATACCCAACTCCTGAAGTTCCTCAAGAGATGGTACATTTCCATCAAAATCACACCATGCTACGTAACTGCCATGCGCTTCTGCTACAGAAGATGAGCGCGACTTAAACATACCAGGTGTAATAAACACCTCAGCGTGCTTAGAGTAACGTTCCACATGGTCAATTACATCTTGTCTTTGTGCAGGCCAACTGAAAAAGAAGTTGTACTCATAAGTTCCCGAGTCTGGATGTTTAATCGGGATATGAATAAAACCTTCTTCTTCTCCATAGAGGAAGTTACAGAATTCCTCCAATCCCTTTGCAGGGTTCAGATTACGAACCGTTCCCATTGCTACCTTCGGCTTCCCTTTTGTCACCACTCTTCACAAACTGCCACGACTTTTTGTGCTGACATGCGCAGATCCTAAGAGGCTCAGGACGCTTAATTAGTGCACCCTCATTAGCCTTAGGATTAATTCCCCAGTCATTAATACATCGACTGTGTCGCTTAGGTTCGCCTCTAAGCGGATTTTCTCTACAGTTATAGCAAATCATTTGCCTCCTGATCTTTACTCAAAAGCTTCTCAATTTCTTCTTTATCAATCATTGAGAAATATTCTTTTGACAACTCTTCTTGACGTTTAAGTTCTTCTTCAGTCTTAGGCTTATGGGGCCTAATTCCGTACATTTCACCTCCTAGAGAAAAGAATGGCTACAGAAGTGTCGTAAACCTCTGTAGCCAAACTTTGCCACCTAGGGCAGTTTATCTATATCACATATCCGGATCGTCACCAAAATCGACCATAGAATCGACGCCGTCACCGATAGAGTCGAACTTGACGACCTTAATATTAATGTTCTGAGTCTTCTCATCCTTCTTAGCAGAAGTAGTTCCGTAGAACTCCTTATTAACACACTTCTGCTCAGAGCCGGGACCAAAGTCCTGAATCTCATCCGGAGTAAATCCGAATGCAAGAAGACGCATCTTCAGATAAGAAAGCATCCGATCAATCTCATCCGGCTTGCAATTCTCATCCGGGACACGAACCCAGTCAGAAAGCGGGAAGAAGTTAGACCAAGAACCCTCGATAATCTGGTACTTAAAGGTAATACCAGTCTTCGGAGGCTGCATAACTCCATTGACCTGCTTAGGCTGAGTAGGCTTCAGAACAGCAGAAATAACACGGAACTTATACGTGTTGTTAGGGAGCTCGTTCGGGTTGTCAGGAATGTCATCTACGTTACGCTGAGCAAACCAAGACATTTTATTAAATACCCTTCCAGTTACGAACAGTTTCTACAAACTTTTCATCGGTTACAGCCGGTCCGAGTTTAAGATGATTCTTAGCCTCAAACTCATCATTAGCCTGAAGAGCGACAACCCTTCGAAGGTTACCGTCCTTCTTAACCATGGACATATAACCAACTACGTTTGCATACCCGTTAAGGCACTCGAAGACCTTAAATGGAATGCTAGGCCGCAGTAGCCTATCCCCCTTAATGAAACTTTGCTGATCCGGAATACGGTCATGCGAAGTAACAGTAACACTAAAGGGAAGTCTGGCGAGTCGTCCGATTAGATCGAACATGTGGTTATTGAGGAGGTTATAATCCTCAAGACTGTTAATATCAGGATGACCACGATTGAAGCTAACATGCTTACGCTGTTCGCGAAGCTTCATACGAATTACGCCATCAAAGGTATCAATGAGAAATTGATCATAATCGTGATTGCCATTGTAAAGTTCTCTGACAATACCGAGAAGATGATCGTAGTTCTTAAGCGTAATAACCTTAACAGTCTTCTTCAGATCTGGAAACTGACTGAGCGAAACTGCCGCCTTTTCGTCAGTAACCAGAAGAGTCTTATTAGCGAGCTTAGACGCAAGGATAGTCTTACCTACACCCGGCGCGCTATAAAAGACAGAGAAGAGGTGATTAGGAATATCGTCTACGTCTTGCGCTTCATCAAGAAGTCCCATTACTATGTACCTTCTGCTCATGAAGTTCCATATAGTAGACAGCCATATTCATAGCCTCTACAGGAGCCAACTTTTCATCGCAATATTTACACCAAAGATCGGGAGGACTTTCACGATTGGAAATAAGCTCATACTTTTCTTGGTTAGCTGGAATCATTATGCTACGTCCAGTTCATTGTCATAACCATAACTATTGGGCCTATAACTAGCCTTAACCATTAGCGTGCTATCAAGTCCACATGCTTCAGTATAGCACAAAGTAGCAAAAGGACAATACTCACAGTTAAACTTGGAGGTTGAACGGGTTACGCCTTCCTTAAGTCCCACTGTAGACTTCTGCTTAAGGTCAACAATTACCTTAGCTGCTTCAGTATGGTTCTTAATAAAGAAGTCTCTCAATACCGAGTTAGTAGGGACCTCCTCTTGCTTAAACTTCTCCTGAGCATTTTCACGGTGTCGGGACATACTGATAATGCCCTTACGACTCCTGTAGCCCATCTCGCGAACTACCCAGATATAGTTACTAATCTGAGCGTTCATCTTGATAGCCATCTCAGGCCAGAAGTTATATGTAAACTTATGGTCCCAAGGGATAACTTCACCCTTATTAGGGCCCTTAGCAATTTCGAGCATGAGGTCAATACGTCCTGCAAACTCGATATCGTCTACTCCCGGTAGGGGAGCAGTAACTAGATTCTCAACACCCAAAATATTGTATTCGTCAAGAATCCACTTAGACTCTTCGAAGTACTCCTTAAGAAGAACTCCAAGAGAGCTAATCATAAGCGCCTTAGATGAATCTCCCATATTCATCTCATGTAGCGCCTTACGCATAATGTACTGCTGTACCTTCTGTTCTGACTCCGCAAAATTCTGAGTCTTAAGAAGATGCTTGTAATAAATCTCGAAAGCCTCGTGACCGATAATCCCTCTTGCAAGGGCTACTCCCAAGGTACGAGGTTCGAGATTATACGAGGGATGATGTGCATACATCCATCGCTGCTTACACGTCAGAAAAGTAGCAACTTCCGACGTTGAAACTTTATACGTCATTCTCAAATCCAAACTCTTTAATACAAGCCGGGCAAATTGTTTCGTATTGCTTATCTTGACGTTTTTCTTTATTAATATACTCTTTATCGCAAATATCACAACGCATTAAGCCACTGGCTACAGTGATCCTGTTACAGCCACAGCATACCATATGCCCACTCTCAGGGTCCACACGTGACCCAGAGTCAACACAGTCGGACTTCTGTTCGAAGAATCCGCACAAATGTTCCCTAATAGTAAGAATAGCCAGTCTATTACCTTTTAGGGGGTATAGTGCCATATGTCCTATTTCCTGGTTTACAAAAGGATTAATAAAAGATGCCTACAGGGGAAATAGACGGGGGGTGATATCTCCCCTGTAGGCACTATCTAGTATATCCTATCGAGCTAGTCGTGTCTAGGAAGTTTAAGAGTTTTATCTACTCTTTTAAAGAGTCTTTCAGAACGTTCCGGACCTAGCTTCCTAATTTCAGTCTTCCAACTGTAGAGTTTCTTAGGCTTAGTAGCACTGCTAGTTACGTGCCAATATCCAGAAGGATACAGATAGCATGGATAAGAATATGTCAGAGGTCTATCGAGATCATTTGGAGCCATCGCGATAAAGAGATCTGCCGCTTCTTCACTATCAAAGCAGAGTTTATGACAAAGCTTACAACGACCCTTCTTATCCTTAAATCTGTAATCTAGCTCCACTAGTATCCAACGTCCTTATTTACCAAATACCTCCTCTGAGCGTAACCTGTAATTTCCTTAAAGGCTTCAAAACACCTTGCAGCAATTTCGTGCTTTTCAGGGATATCTACATTTTGAGCCAGATCCTTAAGGTAGTTAAGCTCCTCCCAAGTAACTCTCAGATCAAAAGTCTGAGCCTCAAGCTCCTTACCAAGATTATTCATGTAGTTAGTAACGTCATCCAACTTTATCACCCCAAAGATGTACTAGCTTCCAAGAACGTCCTTCAGAAAGATCTACCTGAATAGACCAAGAACCATTTTCCCGAGTCATAGTCTTAAATCGATACGTATGATTACCAAGCTTACGAAGCCAACTTCTGTATTCAGTACGCCCTTCGTGAGTACGAGGACCAATAACTTCAGACTGCTTGGCCATTAATCCACCACGTTAGTTAGTTTTTTACCGAGCCATTTAAGCTCATCCATCATGATTTCGTCCTTAGTGGCTACAGTGGGGGAGTGGTCCGGATAAACCGAACCCCATACATAACCTTCGTCATTTCTCGCATGCCAGCGATTATGACACCTATGACAAATCCTGTGGACGTTGCCCTGATCATTATTAAGCGTATTCTTATCAGGGCCATGATGCCTAGCTTGCTGTTTACCGTCTAGGCATCCCATAATTGGATATTTACCACCTCCACAATTCTTCTTCATTTTCCATTCGCAATCAGACTCAGACTTCAACGGGTACATAACTGCTGCTCTTTTACGTCCCGTAGACTGCTGATCGCGAAGATTATGGTCTGAGTGGGTATTTACTTCTCTGATTGGGCCTGAAGAATCTTCCGAATCTCCTTCAGCTCCATGTGTATCTACGCTAGCAATTTGATAACTAGTAGTAGAGCATTCCCCATGCTCATAGCACTCCCAAGTACGTCCAAGTTTGCAAGCTACACAAGTCAGTTAGACCTCTTCTTATTCCGAGAAATGGATATCAGTCATTAGCCTATCTAGGTCCAAACCAGCTTGAGCTAGATCTAGAACTTCATTATAAACACTAGAAAAGTCTCCTCTAATATCTCTATCTCCTACCGTAAGAATAAACTCATTTCTATCGCAACTAAGTGTAACAAATCCTCGGCTATAAAGAAGCTTCATGACCTCTTCTTATCTTCAGGACAATCATGTCCAAGTACAATTGTCAAAGCATCGGCAACATTCTTAGGATATCCCAAAGTATCAGAACAAGGCTTATGCCTCAAAACAATGTAAGTACCACTGCTGTTATTACGAATTTTAAATTCGAAGTCTTTCATGACCCCTTCTTTACGTAAAGACCCTTACCGAGTCGGCTGGTAATAACACCTCGTGCTTTAAGCCTGTCTATTGCCTGATTCAGAGTCCTACTTGAAGTCTTGTATAGCTCTACCAATTCCCGAGTTGACGGCAACTTATCTTCCGCACCCAACTTAGGAATTATGTTATCCTGTATATCATTAGCGATTTCTAGATCTCTTGTCACGTATCCTCTTAAAGACTCGAAACAATCCATACCAAAATAACACAATAATAAGCAGATTAGCCGCAGCTACTGCGTAACCCATGAGTTCCCCTTAATCTGGTTACATGAATAACACAGTAGCTGCAAGTTCTTTCGCTTATTAGAACCACCACGAGACTTAGGGCGCTTATGGTCCCGTGTAGCTTCACACATACTAATATGCCTACTGCACCCTTGGCATACCCCGTTATGCTTTAGCCATAGTTCCCTTAGCGTCATACCTTTTGAGGTATAACGACTACGTTTCTTGCCCTTCATGAATCTCTGCCGCCGTCTCTGCGTCTTCCACGCTATCGAACCTCTCTCGGAAATTACACCACAGGAAATTACAAGTTACTTCAGTACCGTCTACAATAACTTCGTGAGTAGTCTCAGAAACCGGACGCTCTAGATAATCTTCAAGTGTCATAACATATAGCCTAACTTGTATTTAGATATAAAAATCCCCCCGGTGAGGCGATAACCAGGGGGATTAGTCTTGGCTGGATAGGGTTAGGAGGATTCGGTTATCCTGCTAGAAATGGGAGGTATCTAGCGAGGTAGATTAATACCCTTAGGCGCCTCGGATATTAACTTTTCCGGACTTGCTAACCCTATCCAGACCTCTATTACTAGGACAACCATTAGTTTATCCTAGCCGCTTGTGGGTAGGGTTCCCCCTACACTCACAAGGATACCCAAGACTAAGGCCTGTGTAAACGACTGTACCCTGAATGTCCGAATTTGATCGGTAGGTTTGTGACACTAGTCACCCTAGGGGGTGATCATGGCGCCACTAATCGTCATCGGTAAATCCTAGTGCCTGGATTACTTCGGTAGTATCGACCCTATTCCACTTAACATACTCCCGAGCTAGCTCAAGAATATCATCAAACTCCAAATAAGTATCCCCGTCCGGCAGAACAACTGTATTAAATTCGTCATCTACACGATAAGTATTACCTGATGACGTAGTAAATGTTTTTGGCATATCCCCTACATAAGGTCGTTGTCCATAAGGGCTTGCTTAAGCTTCTCCATCATATCGTGCTGTGTCTCAAAGTCATCAATCATAGCCTTCTTTTCTTCAATAAGGCCATCCATAAACATATCTACAGTGCCAGTCACGTGGATAGTATGAACAACTGAATCACGAATATTATCCAGTCGGTCAATACGTCCTACAGCCTGATCTTCCTTACCAGGGTTCCATTCCCGGTCAAGAATAATCATCTGCCGAGCGGCATTAAGATTAAGACCAACGCCACCCTTCTTATAGTGACAGAGGATTACCTGCCAACGATACCCATTACAAGACTTACCCCAATGCACGCACTTGCTATTGCAATCAGTATTCCACGGATGATTTGCTGCGGTCTTACCGTCGAAATCGAGCTGAGCTTCATTAGCCTTTGCATCCGAAATATCCCCATCATACCTGACTACAGAAATACCGAGACGGTTAAACCTACGCTCGAATTCCTTAAGAGCTTCCTTAAACTGGGAGAAAATAACGAGACGGTCTTCTTCTTCGTTGATAATCTCCTCAGCAATAGACATAGCCTTATCCATCTTTACAGACTCAGTTGCTGGAGCCTCATAAAGAACACGGCCAGTCTTATTACCCATGTCGTCATATTCCCAGATCTTAATACCCTGGGGCCAAGTAATAGCCTGACGACGACGGAGTAGCTGGGGGAGGATACCAATAATATCGAGCTTGACATTATCAGCCATCTTAATGGCATCAAAGTCAATAATCTGACGCATTACCTTCCACTGATCGGGATACAGATTCTTATCAAACTCGATCGTGTGAGGCACTACAGTCTGAGGCATAGTATCGCGACCAATGTCATTCTTGCTACGCCTAATGAATCGCGAACCAAGCTTCTTAATTAGAGCTTCCTCGCCGCCGGTCCTAAACTTCCAACGTCCAGTGTAAAGATCCACTGTACAATAATCCTCAAGGAAAGCCTTCTCAGTTGGGAACAATTCCCGATCCACAAGGTTAAGAAGAGTCCACAGATCCTGAGGCTTATTAAGAATTGCAGTACCCGTCATGGGCAATACATTCTTTACGCTACAGAAGTCCTTAAAAGTCTGAGGCTCATGCAAGCACTGAGAACATCGTGGCCTAATCTGACCACTAAAACTATCGCGATAACTTTCTACGTCACCACCACAAACGTTGCACTGGTTCTGAGCATAGACAATATCACGAATACCCCTGTAGGCAGAGGTCTTCTTTTCCTTGATATTATGCGCTTCATCGATAATAACAGTATCGACCTTAAGGTTCTTAATGAACTCAAGAAGCTCAGAATCCTTACGCCATGCTTCATAATTGCACAGCAGAAGATACTGACCTTGTGAAGCCATAAGCTTAAGGAATAGCCCGCGCTGGATCTTAGACATACCCCCCAATACCGCAACGTGCCTATGAGGAGCCCAGTGCTCAATTTCACGCTTAAAGTTAGAAAGAACATCCTTGGGAGCAAAAATCATGATGCGCTTAGCACCGATCATATCTGCCCATACAAGGGAAGTAAGAGACTTACCGAGCCCTCGCTTATCTCCAAGAATACCTCGCCTAGCAGAAGCTAGACGCTTAGCACCCTGAATTTGGTGGTCATAAGCAAACTCACGCCACCGATAATGAGCCGTAATCTTATCGAACTCTTCAGACTCACGCCTAAGTCGTTCTTCAATAGCCTTCTCAGAAGCGAATGTTTCTAGCCTACGCTTAGCCTGAATCATTGCAGCTTCATCAGACTTAGCTTGCTTCCTGATTAGGTCTTGCTGATCCTGAACTTCTCGACGCCTTCTAATTGCTTCGTTATACTTAGCCTTAAGCTCGTTCTCAATCTTAAGCTGCTCCTGAATAAGGGCACTAAGCTCAGGAATCTTTTCTACATAGGTCTTCTGTTCTTCTTCTTTCTTTGTAATCCATTCCTTCAATTCATCAAAATCAGACGGAAGTTCATATTCGGCCATTTTGTTATCTCCTATAACAAGACCCCGATAGACTTAATAGGCTACAGGGTTGGTCAGTCCCTGTAACCGATGAACCTACCGAAGTATAGCATAGACCACTGTAATGAAACAGCTACACTGCGTCACTTCACATGATTTTTACACCTGAACATTTGTCCTAGTCACTCCCCATCCGGAATGAAGATACCCATTTCAACCGCAATTCTAATCCCATCCTTAATACCACGCTTGTAATCATCGCTTTCATTAGTAGCGAACTTCTTCCAAAGCTCTTCAATTTCATCGAGACGGGTATGAAGTGAATCAATAGGTGTAGTGGATCGTTCATATACCTCTTCACGAACCCTGTAGATAAACGAATCCTCAAGTTTAAAGTCACCGAGACGCTTGTTAATAACGTCTGCCAACTTATCACCGTCTACAGTGACGTGGCTAGATGCAATCTCCTTAAGTTCTTCAAAATGAGACTGCCCATCGTTACGAATAATTTGCTGATTCTTAACCAGTTCAGCAATACCTTCTCCGATATGCCCATTAAGGGTTTCGTAGTAGTGAGCAAGTAGCTTACTTTGAGAACTAGCGTGAAGTTTATTATTATCCTCTACATTATTAACTGTCTGAACAAGTTCTGTATACCCCTTAGATAGACCAGTAATCTGAGTAAGAATAAGCTCAAGCTGAGAAAAAACCTTATCAAAAGGATTAGCTACAGGGGGAGTAGGCTTCTGAGCTGGTACCTTTGTCACTTCAATATTTCCATCCGTCGGCTTAGTTACTTCTTCCAGAACAGATGCCAATGCAAAATAAAAAGCACCAGGCTGGTCTGGAACCTTCTCATCGATACCAACAATTACCTTCTTCTTCTTAAGGTTGCTAATCTCCGATGCAATATGATTTCGATTAAGTGTTGGACGTGTTGAATGAATAAATTCAGTTACCATCTTGGAAGAGATCTTATACACCTTCTGCTTAGTGTACATACCTTCCATATACTGGATAATTTCTTGGCTCAGGGTCTTCTTAGCCATATCCCTTTGTAGCTCCTTCATCAATCGCCTTGGATTAAACTGAAAACGTCTAGACCCATAGGCTTTGTATCGCTTACCACCTGACTGTTTAGTCACATGATATGTTTTGGAAAGTTCACATATATAGAAGCCTTTATGAGTAGAACTGAATTTTATAAATTGCTTGGCTTCCTCTTCAGTTCTAAATATAGACTTCCCGCACATACATGTACCCACAGATACATGCTTAGTCGTAATAACCCCCTCCATTATATAATTTTCAAGATCATCTTCGGAACCAAACGAAAGATTCCTACAGGGAAAGGGCCACTGATATCAGCTGCCGTCATCGCGCCCAATCTACCTCTAGCGCACTAATATCAGTTGTTACCCGGTAGTCGGCCCGTCCTGAATTACTTAGCTCTCTCGATTCCTTCGAGCCAGCGCTTAACTACATAGAGATCAATGACCGTGTGGTGTTTCTTCTGTAGGTCATTAATCTCGTCCTTAACCTTCTTAATTAGTTCCTGCTTACTCGCCATCTTCGTCCTCGGAGTCGTCAAGGTAAATGTCAACATAGGAGTCAATGTCGGTAATGATAAGGTCTACGTCCTCATTAGAGCCAGCGTTAATAGCACTAGAAATCTCGGAGTAAACCTTGCTGTAGTCCTCACTAATGTACTGCTGCTCAATAAAACTGACAGCCTTAGCGAGGGAGATAAAGCCGTAGTGAGCTCCATTAAAGATAACAACGACCTTGTGAAGCTCAACGTTAACGGACACAACTAACCTCTTTCATCTCTACAGGGAGAATGACCGATTAGTCATTCAGTGGCCCCGTCGGGAGTCGAACCCGAAAATAGCTACTTGAGATTGCACGTATCAAGAAAATCTCGTTTTCACTACTACCGCATGCGGGACCTTTCACCACGCCCGTAACCATTATTTCTAGTCACGAGCGTGATGGCAGTTAACTAATTATCCGAATGTGGCACCACAGTCCATACATCGATACTGAGGTTGACCTTCTTCAACCGAAATACGCCATGTATTAGAGTTGCCACAAGAGGGACACGCCATAGTCTAATCTCCTATTACTTGAACTGAGCCCTCGCTGTCTACGATGAGTTGCTTAATATGGAGATCTTCTACTAGTTCAAGAAGAGTTTTATGAGATACAAGCAGGTCATCACGCTTAATCTTGGAATACGGGGACTTCTTAGTAATGTTAATCGCCATAGCTATACCTTATAGTTAGTTTCAGTCCAAGTTGAAGGAACTTCGCGAGTCCTAAAGTACTCGGCCTCATATTGGGTATCGAAGTAATTAGTACGCTCACCGATACCCACGTGGTCAAAAGTTACCGTAAAGGCATGACTACGACAGACCCTAAGTCCAATAGCCTTAGACTTCGTACACCGCTTAATAAACGGTGCTTCTTCGATGGAATCGATGTGCTCGCACTGCTTAAACTTAAAGTCTCTAACCTTACCTTCGTGCTTAAGACCGATGTTAAAGATATCCGAGAGCAGCATAACTAAACGTCCTTTCGACCAATACCAAGTTCACGCTTAATTTGACCAATACGTTTGCTTCTTATTAAGTTTAGTTCGACGCCACATAACAAGACCTCCTACAGGAATAGTACGTAGGCCCGGAGAGAATCGAACTCCCAATTAGTTAGAGGCAGATAAGTCAGCTACGAGTGGGGGCAACCCTTATCTACATATACTAATTCCACCGAGGCGGGCCCTTGATGATTTGGCTACAGGGAACCAAATCATCGCGATGGTATTTAGTTAGTGATTCTGATGGGGAACGAAAGCTCGCTCCGGAAGATTATCTCTGGCTACAGAGAACACCTTAGGAAGCATGCTATACACCGGAGACTCAATACCGTCATTGTCTACAGAGAGAAGCATGAGCATAATACTTCCCTCTGCGTATTGATTAAGCTTAGGACCAATATACACGAACCCCTGGGTAAGAAGCGTGAATAGGTCGCGATCGAACTGCTCATTACTCATTGCCGACGTGTGAATTCGGTCAGGTCCGATATTGGTTTCCTTACAGACCCTGAGTGCGTCATAAAGATTACCATATTCGAACTCGTCCTTAGTCTGCTCTACCATGTTAATAAACTTGACTCGGAACATGATTACTCCTTAGTAGTTGCAAGAATTGGCATAACCGGCGATGTATTCCCAGGGATGTTTAAACTCAGGACCAAATTGTTCAGTTCCGATTTCAAAGAATGACTTCATTACTTGTCCTCCTCTGCGAGGATAATCGTAGTCGTACCATAAAGAAAGGCATCTCCTACAGGAGGAACTTCAAATAGATTGAAGTCTACATTAACAGCACGAGTTCCGTTGAATTCATAGTCTTCAGTCTCAACATTCATTATTTATCCTCTTCTGCCATAGAAACTACAAGAATATTGCCACTAGAGAGGCTAATAACCATCTCATCATCGGCGCGGTACATCATCTCTACAGAGAGAGACATGGCGATATCGATCAGGCCCTTAAAGTCTGGTCCAATGAGATCGCGATACTTTACGTATGTATTAGGCATTACTTCTTCCACATTTCCCTCACGATAATTTCCACCTGCTTATCGGTACATACAGTCTCTAGTTCACGCGCAATATTTCGTTTCCCTACAGGAGAATGAATGTCAGCGTCTAGGAAAGACTTAATGAACCTATGCAATGTCTGAGTATATTGAAGGGTTCTTTCGAGCTTCTTTCTGATCTCTCGTCTATCAGGAATATCACGAACGCCATCAAACAACTCAGGCTTAGCAGCTACAAGGTAGTCAAACATAAGTTGTTTAACACCGGTCGCGACGGACTCGTTAAGGAATGTATTCAACTCCAGATCGTAGGTAGTATTAATAAACTCACTGAGGTTAACCACATCACCATTGAAGGTGACCATTTTAACGAAGGGGCTAACAGTGCCCTTCATGAAATACATTGCGTTCTTATCGTGCCTCTTGGGGTGAATGTTAATCACTCCCTCGGATACCATCTTTAGTAGCATCCGTCGCGTTGAGGCATACGATTTAAACTTATTGTGCTCCTTCAGGTATTCATTAACATCGTTGATACTGCAAGCAAACTTAGTGTCTAGAGCACTAAGAATAGCTGTGCGGTATTCGTTATCACGTGGTCTAGCCATATATTACCTTCTCCCACCCCGGGGCCAATGGGTAAAACGAGAAATCGAGTTAGGTACCAACACCATAGAGTAAAGCACAAACTCCCTGGTCAGGTCAATTGAAAAACACCTGGTCGCCGACAGAGTAGTGTAGTTTAGACGGAGTCGTACTACTTACTCTGTCTGTCGGCTATAAGTTAAAAGAAATGAAATATACCAAATAGCCCATCTGCGCTATATTGGGAGGTATACCCCCTCCTGTAGGCAAATGGGCTAAATGCCTGGATTTGTCTGTTTAACCCATTGAAAGGGTCAAACAGGGAGATTATTAATGGAGTGGATAATTAACGATTCACTTAATGTTAACTCTCCCTGTAGGCGATTCTTTCTGTTCCGAACGAGCGAAGCGAGTTCACGTTAACTAAACTCGTCTAATTGGAGGACGCAAGTCGTAAGTCTTACGTCTAATGGTATCGAGATTAGGACGCTTAGCTTTAATTACAGGATCCAAAGTATGCCCACACGAGACTAGTAAGGACGAATGAAATGGCAGCGGTAACCATTACGATGGTAACCCGAGTAAATACTTCATATTCTTCTTCGTACTTACGATGATTACCCATAACCAGACTCCTAAAAAGACCGACCAGAATTTCCACGCAGCACCTTGATCCGTCAATTAAAGTTAGACTAACTAACCTTTCAATAGACATGAAAAAACCCCCGATAACCATTAAGGTCATCGGGGGTTAATTCGCCTAGCAGGAGAAGTGTTCTTCGATAATCTCTCCGTCAATGTTCTTTTCGATGAGTACCAGTTGATAGACGCTTTCGATAATGTTACGCATCGAACGCATTGTATCGATTACCGAGTCCTTATTAGCAGACTCACTAACCGGAATGTCCTGAAGGCTATTGAGCGAAGGGAATGAGTAGTTATGGTGAACGATACGAATGTAGAACATAACGTGATCTCCTTTAAGTGGATATGAAAAAGGACCGACCCTTACTAAAGGGCCGATCCTTAATCAGTGTTCACTTAACGGTACGCCTTCACGGTGTAATTAACGGTGTGCTCATTACCGTTGGCGTCCTTGTAAGTGTGAGGCATAACAAACTCGTGAATCTCAGGTACCTCATCCTGGGAAGCCTTACCTCCGAGGTAAGCGTGGATAAGGTCCTTTGCAGTCCACTTAATACCCTTGTGCTGCTTCTTAAGGTAAGCAGACACGGAAGTGAACGTGTACTTAGGTTCGCCGTCCTTAAGGACATAAACCTTATTGCCCTGACTGTCTTCGGTTACGCCGTTAACCTCAATCTTCTTAAACCGAGGGCGCATAACTTCGCCAGTAGTACTGGCACTAGAGCTAGTCTTTGCAGCACCACGCCGAGTCTTAATCTCGGTAATGTGGGGGGTAAACTTTCCAGCGAAGATAGGCATCATCTTTTCAAACTTAAGAAGAGCTGATACACCTTCACGGAGGTTCTTAGTGGATTCGGTAATCTCACCCTTGAGCTTTTCAATCTGCTCTTCAGTGAGTTCCTGCGGCATAAGTCCGTCATCATCGATGACCTTATATGCCTCAGTACGCAGCTTCTCAATCTGAGCCTGAAGCTTCATTTCCTGGTCATAAAGGGCCTTAAGCTTCTTATTGTTGTTCGGGTTCTGCTCATAGATCTCAGCCTTAATAAGCTTCGGGTCCTTGGCCTCGGAAGCCTTAACTGAATCGACCTTGCTGTTATGCGTGTCGATATCCTTGTTAAGGTCCGTAATAGCCTGCTGAAACTCGTTAGGCAGCTCCGAAAAAGCCTTTGCAAGCTCTTCAGGAGTAGGCGCCTTGACTTCCTGGCCCTCAGTCTCATCCGCCTTAATGGCAGATTCAGACTTGAGAGTGTCAGGGGTCGTGTTCGTGTTGTTCTCAGGCGCAGTCATGATGACCTCACTCTGTTGTGTTCTGACTGGACTGCCATAGTACCACAATGCACTGTTGACAGAGCTGTTCTATGGCAGTGAATTTGGATGAATGTGTAAGGGATCATCCTTTCCCAGTAGTCATGAAATCCCATAAAGAAATTCCATGACCTTGCATTAATAGTCAATTTGTTAAATGTGCTCTCACGTTAAACGCTGTTAATTATTGATGCTCCGTAAGAGACTATTAACGCGCGTCACGACTAAATGGCTAGAGTTTGCCTATCGCGACAAGTGCCTTTATTGGCGTTCATTAAGCTGCCGCGTCTAACTCCCGGGAATAAGGGGAGGCCAGAACACCTAATGATTGCCTTTAGCTTCGGCCACACTGTTGAGTTAAAAAATAACGGGCTCTTATAGCAGACGGACAAACGGTCTAATACCTAGTGATATTCCGTAGTCATTATTTTGACTACCGCGCTACTGCGAATGGGAATACGCACGTCATTAGTGCCTGCCCTGCGTGCCTGCTATCGAGTTATCAACGAACTGCCTTCAGATTAGGCCCTAGGCGACCGACTGGCAAATATTCCACCCGTATTTCCAGTGGCCCAAATTGAGCGCAGCTCCCAATATTCTGAGAGCTGCGCTCAATAAACGCGGCTGGTTACTGGTTCGTTCGAATACGGAACTTCCCTTCTGTGTCACGGTCCATCGAGATTACGTGGTGATCCCGATAAGCCTGGACCAGGATACTGACGTACTTAACGTCCGAGTCGAACTTAACCATGCCTCCGAAATAATCCCGAGCGCTGGTCAGATAGTCCGTGAACTCCAGGACATTATTGGTGGCGAATACCGCGACAATAGGTGCGCCATCCATCGGTCCCAGATTGTCGCTCTCGCGATTAACCGCGACCTCAACCAGGAAGTTGGACATATTCAGGCTCCCATCTTGACGAACTTGCCGTTAATCATGCTGCGCCCGTTCTTGCTAACGCGATAGGTGTAGCTGTTGAAGAGCGCGGTGAACTCATCCGCATACTCGTCATAAGCGTCGGAGTAGTACTCAGACCATTCGTAAGAGTCCTGGTCAATAACTACCGGCTTATGCTGCGGCATGGCGGGAATAACAATGACCTCGCTATTGGCCGGAGTAATCAGGGCCATAAGCACCTGCAGTACCAGCGCGATAATCGTGATCATTAGATACTCCCTGTAGCCGCGTTTGTTTTGTTCTGGGATCAGAATATGTGCCAGGACCTTATGTTGTCAAAAAATTCCACTCGTATTTCCCTATCCCTATTTAACTACTACCGACTTGACATTCAGCCTGTAAACCAAGTAATATATGAGTACCAACCTGGGGAGGGTTGACATATGAATCCTGTATCGTATGCTCGTTATCTTTCATCTATTTCTACATCACGTTTGGCTAAAGAGCTCGGAGTTTCTCGTCAATATCTGTCCCGGCTCGAACAGGGCATTTATGATAGCGTTAACAAAGAAACTCTTAACTGGACCGTACGAACTCTCAATAAGCACTTGGATTCTCCATTGAGTCACGGCGCGGTAGAGCAACTTTATAAAGAGTGGCAGTGGCAGAAGCGCGAATCCTGTAGAATGAATAAGCACCTTCTCCCTGTAGAAGTTACAGATTTTGACCGGGCTAGGCAACCGGAAATTATCTACTATCATAAGATTTTCCTTCAGTGGAGGCAAGACTATTGGATTTCATGCCACGAATTTTGTGTAGATATGTGCCTGCACCCTGACCCTGTAGCAAAATACGAGGAAGGTGATACAGTTAAAATGCCTTCAGGTTTGAAGGAAGTAATGGGCCACCTTGGCCTACTAGGAAGTGGGTTTAAGACTAGTGAACGCTAACGTAAGAGAATTCCTTCAGAAGCTCGATAATCTCTGCAAAGAGTACGAGTTTGAGATTGTTAGTTCAACTGATATCGATATTCTTGATAATCAGCGCGGTGGAAATTTGATAGGATTCTTTCCCTCTGTAGTTAAGTTTTCTGAATATCGGGATTTGGATAACTCATGAGCGATGAAGGGCTTAAACGAATAGATGACATTATCAGTGAAATGCTCAACGATCCAAAGAGCCCAATTAAACCTAGGCATGTCCATGTCTTCCGTAAAGAATACGATAAGTGCCTTATTAGGGGTTGTGATGCTCCAAAGAATCCGTCAACTCATTTTGAATCATCAGCGTAAGGCTCTCTACTGTAGACATAGCATGTTTTGGGATCCTAATGAGTTGTATTGGCAGTGCTCCAATAAGCGTTGCCAATTGATTCAGTATCCAATGCTTTCTCCTGTAGAGTATGAGGATGTGCCCGGTGACTACTGGATCTGAATATTTGTCCGAGTGGCAGATTGAAGCAGTTAATTTTATAGAGAAGCAGCATAATACGACTGGCGCGATGCCCACGAATCAGGCTATAATTGATCATCTAAGGTTCCTTAAGTACGGTGTAACTAACCAGGACTTGGAAAAGCTTAAAGAAAATCCATTGTTTATGGCGTCAATGCAGTCCCGCGGTATTAATCTACAGGATTTTGTTATCACACAGCGTCAAATGGCAGCCGCGTCAATCATGCTTAATCTCACTGATAGACGTAGTGACGAGAAGAAGCTTCGCGATATTGGCGTATCGACTGAAGAGTTTAGTACGTGGATGCTTAACCGTAATTTCGCAGAGTACATGCGCCAGCGTTCTGAATTGATGATTGAGAATTCAGTACATCTAGCTCACATGGGGCTTATGCGTGGAGTTAACCAGGGTAATACGGCTAGCATTAAGCTTTATTATGAGATGACCGGACGGTATAATCCTGACCAGGAGAATCAGGTTAACGTCAGGCTTCTTATTGGGCGAGTGCTAGAGGCTATTCAAAAGCACGTGCGCGATCCTAATACTCTAAATAGCCTTGCTATAGAACTTTCTCAGCTAGCAATAGAGGCAGGTTCTCCTGTAGGGAGCAGTGCGTTTGTTCCGGGTTCGTCAACCAGGAAAGAGATAACGTGACTGATAAGAATCCTCACGAACTAACACCCACGAAGTTTGATGTTAATAAGTTTCGTAGATCTAAGGTTAATCAGGCTACAGAAGATACTACCCCTGACCAATTTGGTCAGACTTATAACGCAGACTATGACAGATCTAAATGGTCTGAACGTACTCCACAAGAGTCACGTAAGGCTCATATTAGATCTGACGTAGATCTAGGACCTAGAAGTCTTCATCACACACTAGGGCCTAAGCATAATCAGGCTTCACCTGGTGACCATATTCATGACGGTATTACGTCTAAGAAAATTGGTCCACTAGAGATGGATACGACCCCCGGTAATGAGGGTCAGACTCGTGCAGAATGGACAATTCCAGCCGCCCCCACTGTAGCTGATATTGTCGACCTACTGGAGAAGTTCGTTAACTTTAGGCAGGTTTAAGTGGCCCCACACATTAAAGTATCAGAACCTGTCCAGGAAGAACTAAATTTTCGTAGGGAGCTAGCAGCTCTAATTAATCGCCACAGTCGCGAGAATGCGTCCGGGACTCCAGATTATATTCTGGCTAATTATCTCGCTCGTTGTCTTGACAATTACGATCAGACGGTAATTGAGCGTGAACAGTTCTTTGGACGTCCAGTTAAGACACTTCCGGAGGTTGGTTAATGTCTACACCTATGACCCCTACACAGCTTATATCCCAGCTTAAGAAGTGGGGAGTTAAGTATAAGGAATATGGAGATTGGGAAACTCACAATCGTAACAGTAAGGGCCCTTGGGGACCTGTAAATGGATTTATGTGGCATCACACAGGTTCTGATAGTGATGACCAACGAATGCTTCTTCGTAAGGGTTATTCCAGCCTTCCTGGTCCTCTTTGTCATTTTGGTATTGCTCAAGATGGTATTGTGTGGCTTATTGGTTGGGGTCGCGCTAATCACGCTGGTTTGGGTGATGACGATGTTCTCAATGCAGTAATTAATGAGACCGATCCCCCTGTAGACAACGAAGCTAACACTGATTTTAACCGTCATTTTTATGGTGCTGAAATTTGGTACTCAGGTAATCATCTAATGACTACAGCTCAGTATGATTCGGCTATTCTTCTTAGCTGCGCGATTAACGATTTCCATGGCTGGAATGAATATTCAGAAATTGGCCATGGGGAGGCTCAGCCGGGCAAATGGGATCCTGGTTATGCACCAGGTAAGATGATGAATATGGATGAAGTGCGCAGAGATATTAAGGCTCGATTTGTGAAGGGATCTAAGCCTGTGAGTACTCCTGATTCGGAAGATAAGCCTGCTCCTAAGTCTAAGACTTATAAGGAGGTTTGGAATACAGATTCTATGAAGAAGCCTGGAACCCATACTTCAGATGCTAATGCCTATTGGGAACCTGAAAGTATGCTTCGCTATGCAGCTGAACAAGCTGCACAGGCTAATAAGAAGCTTGATATTGTTATGAAGCATCTTGGACTTAGCTAATGGGTTCTTATACGGATCCCCAGAACTTTTACCTAATTAATTCTGATGAGCTAGTCAATGTAGATCAGGATCTTAACTATAATCTACAGAGAGCTGATGATAGGGTTCGTCCTCTTGTAGAGTATGTGGTTACTGATGAACCTAGTATTTCGGCATCTAGCCTCCCTAAAGATACTGGGTTTAAGTGGTGGAAAACTTATACTGGGGCTATCTTCAATTATCTCGATGGTTCAGTTCGGCAAGATGTTAATTGCTCTGTAGATGAGTGGTCCGTTACTGGTCTAACTTTTGAAACCGGATACGGGAGTGTAGATCAGGATGTTAATAGGATTGCTTATTCTGTAACTGTAGATGGTTTTGTTAGATTTCGTGGAAGACTTCATTTGACTAGTGGTGGAGAGCTCCCTGCCAATACTACAGTTAATTTTCTAACTTTGCCTAGCAGTATTTTGCCCGTACGTCAGAAGTACTTCACTATATATGGTGGTAATGCCGCCGCCAGCGATTTCCAATGTTTCCGGATTTTTGTACCTCAACAGGGGTCCGGAGATGACCGTATGGAGTATATTAAATACGGTGGAAACTCAGCTAGCGCGAGTGACAGGTACTTTTCTCTTAATGACGTATTTTATTCCATCAACGATACGCCTTAGGAGGTGTAATGGCTGGAGGAATACTTACAGATGAAGTTGAAATACCTGATCCTCCTGTAGGGAGTCCTACCGTTATACTTTTGGGTCAACCAGGAATTAATAATGAAGAAGAGGATTAGTTGGCATATTTCAACTTTAACTATGTCACTGACCCTCCTAATGACGAGCTTGTTGACGAGTCTGTCCAGCTAAATGAAAACTGGCAAGAAGTAGCAGATAAGATTAATCCTTTTAATCAGAGTCCTGCTGATTTCACAGGTATTACTGTTCCTGAAGGTACTGAAGCTTATGATCCTGAACATGTGGGTTCTGAGGATCGTATTGCCGTATGGAATGGTACTACGTGGCTTAGAGGCCTGAATCATTCTACTGCTTGGGATACCTGGGAACTAGTACCTATTAGAGCTCCTAGGCTTATTCGCACTGGATTTCCTCTTGTATACAGGCGCAATCAAGTAACTCGTAGAGTAGTTCTAATGGGCGGTGTTCAATTTGATGCAGGCGCAGGCGCCTGGGCTACTAACACTACATATGAAATTACTACAGACACTGCTCTCCCTGTAGATATCGCTCCTGTAGGTGGACTTTCTTATCAGCAAGCATCTACAGGACAAATTACAGCGGCTAGTGGTTTTGCTTCTGCTGTAGTCGAAATTAAGTCTGCTACAGGTCCGGATAGAACTGCTATTAGTGTAAGATACCAGGGAGATGCCGGCGGGGGTAATTTTATTATGCTTGACGGTATTGAATGGTGGTATGAATAATGGGATCCAATACAGCGAACTACGATATGTTTATGCCAGATGAGTCGGACTCTATGGCCGATGTAGTTACTAATATTACTGAAAACTTTCAGAAACTAGAGAATCGTAATGATATTACAGTTATTGCGACCGGCGCGGCATTGCCTCAAGCTGGTAGTTATGAAATTGGGGATAGAGTATTTAGAAATGACCCTGTAGGGGGAGTAGATATTACATGGCCAAGTAATTATATTCTAGTTTGCAAGGATGCTAACTGGGGTTGGCATTGGCGTCCTATACAGCAAATTATGTCTCCATGGGTTACAGTTCCATCTACAGCAATCTCTGATGCTAACTTTGAAATGCATCCGACTATCCCTCTACAGATTGCTCTTGATAGCCGAGGATTTTGTCATTGGCGTGGATCAGTTAGAAGAACTACAGCTGGAATCCCTGCGGCTACATCTTTTACTGTGTTTAAGCCTGTCCCTGAAGGTATTAGATCTAATGTAGATTTTATACATACTATCGGACTGAGCCCTATTACAGGATCCTCTGTAGGCAAGGCTGGTAACGTAGGCGGGAGATTTTTTATGAGCAGCTCGGGTACTAGCTCGGTTAGAGTGTTTAATAGCAATAATGGAGTATCTCAAAATATTTGGTTTGATGGTTTGAACTACAATAACTCAGCACATTGGTACTTCAGTGGCTAAAAAAGTTAGACCAATCAGCAGTGTAGAGGAAGCTCTTAAGGAGCTTACTGATGGGCTAAGTAGAGTAGCTTATGCCCCCGATATTAACTCCTACACTCCGCATTCAAAGCAAGAGCTATTTCATTCATCTGATAAGCGTGTACGTCTTTATATTGGTGGTAACAGATCAGGCAAGACTACAGCAGGCATTGTAGAAGATATTTGGTGGCTAACGCATAGACATCCGTATCTTGAGACACCTAATCGCCCTGTAGCCGGACGTATTATTTCTGTTGACTTTCTTAATGGTGTATCTAAAATTATTATTCCTCAGCTTAAGCAGTGGGTACCTCCATCTCAACTTAGAGGTGGATCCTGGTATACTGCCTATGATGCTGCGGAACGTACTCTTAATTTTGAAAATGAATCATTTGTTGAGCTAATGTCTTATGACCAGGATCTTGATAAGTTCGCTGGTACTAGTCGCGACTTTGTTCACTATGACGAGGAACCCCCTGAGGATATTCGAAAAGAGAATAAAGTTCGTCTTATCGACCGTAAAGGTCGAGAATGGTTTACTCTAACGCCTGTTGAAGGTTTGGAGTGGATTGAGCTTGAGATTTATGATCCTGGTATTGCTGGAGATCCTGGCATTGCTGTCGTAGAAGTCGATATGACAGAAAATCCGTATCTGGATGAAGAAGAAGTAGATACATATTTGGGAAGCCTTGACGAGGATGAACTAAAGGTTCGTGGGCACGGTAAATTCACTCGTAAGGGTGGACGAGTTTATAAGAAGTTTAGTATTGACACGCATGTTATTCCGCCTATCGACCCTACAGAGCTAAGATCTGCCAATTACAAGTGGTACATGTCCCTAGACCATGGCTTCAACAACCCTACAGCCGTGCTGTGGCATGCTGTAGACAGGGATGGACGAATCATCACCTTCTCTGAGCATTATGAAGCAGAAGGTACTATTGAGTACCATGCAGAAGTAATTAAGACTCGTGAAAAGATGTGGCGTAGGCAGCCGGATATTAGGGTATGTGATCCCGCGCTAGCACAGCGTAATCCAGTTACAGGAACTTCTATCCAGACTGAATATGCTATGCGTGGTATTGGTATGGCTCTTGGCAACAATGACGTAATAACTGGTGTAGCTAAAGTTAATCAGTATTTGGATAATGCCGCTGATGGTAAACCGAACTGGCTTATCACGGCGAACTGTGCTAACCTTATTAGAGAGATGGGGCGGTTGAGATGGAAAACTTGGGCGTCAACTAAACAGCAGTCGGAAAATAATCCTCATGACCAGATTCATAAGAAGGACGACCACGCTTGTGATTCTGCTAGGTATTGTTTTTCATTCCTGCCTACGTTGAAAGCCTCTGCAGAACTGCCTCAAGCTAAAGTTGAACTGCCTAAGATTGGTGGTAATGCCGCTAAACTTCCGGGTCCTTCTTTTGATCCAAGACTAAATCCGGAAAATCTTATGGCAGAAAAAACTAAGTGGACTCGTGTAGTACTTAATGAGGAGGATTACTAATGACTACACTTCCTAAGTCTCACCCGGAACTCTTTTCTAACCCTACTCTCGGAGAAGCAGTTACTAATCGTTTTCTTGATGAAGTAGAACTTCAGGAAGCTGAAGATAGGTCTGCTAGGGCTCAGAATCGTGAGCCTCTTATTGCTCGTCGAGAAGTTCGTTATCCTTCTGAAACGCCTTCCGGTAGTGTTCACTCTAATGTGCATGATGTAGTTAATCTTGTAGAATCTGGCGATAGCAGTTCTTCTAGTGAAGGCGATAACCCACTGTTTACTTATGGGGACTGATGATTAATACCACTGTAGCGTCAGCAGCGCGAGTACAGGCTATCGATAAGCCTATTCAGGCACCTGGACAGTGTTGTCTTTGTGGTTCTGCCGGAGACAGTAAACGTAAGTTTATTGACTTTGGTAAGCAGCTCGATTGGTATGGGGCAGTCTATTTTTGTACAATATGTATTGCTGAAGTAGCACTAGCTAGTGGATTTCTCCCTGTAGCAGAATTTGATAAGCTTCACGATACTTATCGAGAACTGCTTATTAAGCATAAGAAGTTGGAATCGGAGTATAAGACGGTGGATAATGCACTTCGTAGCGTATTTGGCGGGGATTACAGCGTCTCTCCTAGCCCTGATGAGTCTTTCAATAGTCTTCTTGAAACTGTGGAAAACACAAAGCGAAGTGAATCTGAATCAACAGAAGGAAATTCAGAGACTGACGAACCTACTGACGTCGAAGGATCCGATGACCTTTTCGACGCTACAGACTTTGACAACGACGGAGAATAATTCCCCTGTAGGGGCTTATATAATGCCTGGTGATGATGCTTCTGTAGTTAAAATGCTTGCAGATAGGTATGAATCACAAGGTTTGGACCCTGCAAATGCTTATGATAGTCCGGATGATGCTCTAATTGAGCTTGGTCTTAAGGGTGACGGGTTCTAATGGATGTTTACACAGAACGTGCATATCTTGTTAGATTTCTTGCAACTAAGTATAATGCTAGATTTGGTGTAGATCCTAATGAGCCGGATTGGCCTGTAATCTATATTGATACCCCTACTGGGCAATTGTCATGGCATATTTCTCCAAATGATATGCATTTGTTTGAGAATATCTCTCATGATGCTAACGTTAAGTGGGATGGGCATACCACAGAGGAGAAGTATCGTAGACTCCATGAACTTTCAGTTCTTATTGATAGGGAGGAGGTAATTGAGCATCACTGAACCATCATCTTCAGTAGTTGGGGCTACAGAAGATAACAATAAGTATAGTGACGAGCAGCTACAGAAGCTTGCTAAAAATTCTAAGCAGCAGGACTTTGAAAATCGTGTAATAGAGTGGACAAAGTCTGCTCATATGCGATGCCGTACTATCAGACAGCAGATTGAACGTCAGTGGTATATTAATCTGGCATTTTATATTGGGAAGCAAAATGTTGCGGTTATTCCTATCTCGTCTGCTAGCAGTGCTGCTACTGGTGTTCGCCTTTACATTCCCCCCGCTCCATATTATCGCGCTAGGCCTGTCATCAATCGTATTCGTCCGATCATTCGTACGGAGCTTTCCAAACTAACTGCTCAGAAACCTACAGCTACTATTGTTCCTGCTACAGGGGAAGATAGAGATTTGGCTGCGGCTACGGCTGGTGAGCAAATTTGGGATGCTACATATAGAGAAAAGAAGATTAAGTCCACATTTAGTAGGACAATGCTTTGGTCATTGACTACTGGTATTGGATTTATGAAAACTTACTGGGACCCTTCTAAGAAGGATAAAGAAGGTAACCCAGGAGATTTCTGTTATGAGATGGTTACTCCATTTCATTTGTTTGTTCCTGATATGCTAGCTGAGGATATTGAAGATCAGCCGTATATTATTCATATTCAGACTAAGTCTCCTGAATGGGTAAAGGTTAACTTTCCAGGGCTGAAGGCCCAACCTAATGTAATGGAAGCTAACGATATCCTTAATGATAGCTTCTTGCAGCTAGTTGGAGCCGGCGATTTTCGCAAGAATGCTATTCTTTGTTATGAAGTATGGGTTAAGCCTGGACATGTAGAATTTATGCCTAATGGCGGTATGTATACAATTATTGGGGATACGGTTACTCAGTTTGTAGAAGGTAACCCGTATATACACCAGCAGTATCCTTTTGTTAAATTCCCCCATATTCCTAATGGTCGGTTTTACGCAGATTCAGTTATCAATGACCTTATTCCGATTCAGCGTGAGTATAATCGGACTAGAGGACAGATGATTGAAGCTAAGAACCGTATGGCTCATCCGCAATTGCTTGCAGCAGAAGGCTCTGTAGATGCAACTAAGATTAATACGGAACCGGGTCAAGTTATTCTTTATAAATTGGGCTTTCCGCCACCGCAACCGTTGCCTTTGCAGAACTTGCCTGCATATGTTGTCCAAGAAACAGAGCGTCTTCTTTTGGATTTCGAAGATATTTCAGGACAGCATCAAGTCTCTAAGGGTCAAGTTCCACCTGGGGTAACTGCGGCTACAGCTATTAGTTTCCTACAGGAACAAGATGAATCTATGCTTTCCGTTACTTTCCAAGGTATTGAGGAAGGTTTCGAGAAAATTGGATATCAAACTCTTTGCTATGTAAAGCAATATTGGGATGCTCCCAGAACCGTTAAGGTAGTTGGGCGCGATCAGCAATTTAATGTGTTGTCATTTGCTGGTTCTGATCTAAGAGATAATACTGATATTCGTGTAGAAGCTGGTTCTGCGCTTCCTACATCTAAGTCTGCTAAACAGGCTTTGCTTATGGACCTTATGTCTCAGGGATTTATTCCTCCTGAGAAGGGTCTAGAGCTTATGGATGTTGGGGGAGTGCAGCGGCTTTATGAAGAAGTTCAGATTGATAGTTCTCAGGCTTCTCGTGAGAATATGAAGATGAGTACTATTACTGATGAAGATATGAATGCTTACCTCCAGACATTTCAGGGTATTGATCCTGCTACAGGTGAAGCTATGCTAGTTGATCCTAATACAGGACAACCCCTTGTAGATGGTATGGGAATGCCTACTGCTCCTCCACTTATTGTTCCTGTTAATAGTTTTGATAACCATCAGATCCATATCCAGATTCATAATAATTATCGTAAGGGTCAAGAGTATGAGCAGCTTCCTCAACGTTTGAAAGATTTGTTTGAAGAGCATGTTAATCAGCATATGATGGCTCTCGGTCTTGTTCCTGGAATGCCTGCTCCTACAGATGGTGCTAATAATATTACATCTGGTGAAGCAGGTACTGATGAAACACAGCAAATAGGGGCAGAACAGCCTCAACAGATGCAGGGACCGGTGATGTAAATGGCTCAGACACAGTTCGGCGATATTGTTGATGTGAGTTTTACTAACTCACTTCGAGCTGTAGCCGATATGGGTGGGGATACTGAAGATCTTACAGATCCTTCGGATTACACCACTGTAGCGACTATGGATACTTTCCTTAGTACTTTTGATTCAGACACCTATACTGCTGATGTTCTTGCTAAGATGAACATCAACGATAAGGTATTTGCTATTCGCAATATCGAGGATCCTACCACTATTGCTGATTATATGACGGCACAGGTTTCTAGGACTGCGTAATGCCACATCCTAATATTCCTGGGGGATTTAAGTCAGAACAGGCTAGACAAGCTGCGATGGCTAATCCAGATCAGCAGATGGTAGATAATGCGACTAGCGCGATAGCCAGTCAGAATGCTACAGTAGCTAGTAGACGCTCCCCTGTAGCCAAGAATCGTGATAATGGCCGAGTCGGAGCTATTGGGCGCAGATTGGCAAGGATGAGGGGAAATAGAAATGGCTGAAGAATCAGAGTTTAAGGATAAGGCTAATTCTAATAAGGGTACTACTGTAGCCAATAACACTCCTGTAGGGAGTGCTGGTCAGCCTTTTGATAATGATAAGTTTAAGGCCCTCAAGAAGGAAGTCCCTGAGGGTAAGGCTAATGCCATTAAGCGTCGTATGGCTAAGAAGAAGGAAATGGGTAAGAAGTGACTAATCGTCATCCCTCTGTAGAGGCTATTACTAGGTTCTTTGAGTACGATCATCTTCCTGAGCCTTTGTTTAATATTGCTTGGAAGTGTGCACAGCTTAAAGACACTATGCTAGAAGAGATTGAAGATGATCCTGAGCTTACAGTAGGACTTAGAAAGTTGTTGGAAGCTAAGGATTGTTTTGTTAGGGCTTCCTTGGCACAGGTTAATAGGCGTAAGAATCTTGCTACAGGAGAACCTAATAATGTTTCAGAAGGTTCACCGATTTAAGTAAGTTTAGGATCTAATTATTAGGTTTAGGGCCTCCTAGAGGTACGAGCCTGGAAATAGAGGGAATATTATGGGAACGCCAATTGAAGGTGGAGAGGTACAGGGTGGAAACCCGGACGCGGGTGATAATACTCCAGGGCCTAATCCAGCTTGGAATGACGTTCTAAGCGTATTGCCGGAACAGTTCCATCAGATGGTTACTCCTCATTTTCAGAAGTGGGATGACGCGGCTAATCAGCGTATTGAGTCGGTTAATTCCCAGCTGAAGGAATTTGAGAGTTATAAGCCTTTTGCTGAGCATGGTATTACTTCTGATGAGATTGAACAGGGTCTTCGAATCCTGTACGAGGTTAATAATAATCCTCAGAATGTATACAATGCTCTACAGAGTGCTTATAATTTCGGCCAGGAGCAGACGACTACTGAAGCTGCTAATGAGGAAACTGACGAAGAAAATTCGGCGGGACTTCCTCCAGAGGTAATGGAGAAGCTTAGTCAGCATGATGGATTGCTTCAGGCAGTATCCCAGATTATTTTGAATGATGCTAAGGCTAAGCAGGATGCGCAAGCAGATATGGCCCTTGAGACTGAACTTAATAAGCTCAAGGAAACTCATGGGGATTATGATGAGGATTATGTATTGACTAAGATGATGAGCGGTATGTCTGGAGAAGACGCTGTTAAGTCTTATCAGGCTCTAGTTCAGAATCTTTCCCCTAAGCCATTTGCGCCTACTGTTCTTAGTAATTCTGGTGGCGGTGCTGGGGTTCCCTCTAATGCAATTGATCCTACGAAGCTTTCTGGTAAGGAAACAAGAAATCTCGTAGCTCAAATGCTTGCCGCTGAATTCGGTAAGAAGGCTTAAGCTCGGAGGTTAATGGGCGCTACGCTCACAACGGCAACTAATATTCTGAAGGAAATTTACGAGCCGCGTATTCGTGAACAGCTTCAGAACCACTTGAAGACTTCTAAGCGTATTGAGCAGACTTCAGAAGGTGTTACTTCTGAAGTAGGCGGAAAGTACGTTGTATTTCCGATCCACGTTAAGCGTAACCACGGTATCGGTGCTCGACTTGAAATGGAAGAACTGCCGACTGCACGTAATCAGGGTTATGCACGTGCGCAGGTTAGTCTAGCCTATGAGTATGGAGCTGTTCGTCTTAGCGGACAGTCCATGGAACTCGCTCAGTCTAATTTCCAGGCTTTCGCATCTGTTCTGGATGAGGAAGTTAACGGTATTCAGCGAGATTTGGCTAAGGACTTTAACCGTCAGATTTATGGAACTTCTGTAGGTGTTCTCGGTGTTGTAACTGGTGCTAACACCACGGTTACTGTTCCGATGACTAATACCCAGTATATGGAAGTCGGCATGGTTATCGACATCTATGATGCTACGGGCACTACTAATAAGACTGGTGCATCTAGCTCTACCGGTGCTGTTATTGTAGACGTTACTAAGGACACGTCTATTGAGCTTGATGTAGCTCCCGGTACTGCTACTGCTAATACCGATATCGTTGTTCGTCATGGTTCTCTTAACCGTGAGAT